TCTCGACTGATAAGCCCGAACGATTCCAGGGTCATCACGCGCCGCGTATGATGCTTGTTGTTGATGAGGCTAGTGGTATTGATGAGGCTATCTACGAAGCTTCGGAGGGTTTCCTTACTGCGGACGAGGCGCGTGTCCTTCTGATTGGTAATCCGACGCGCCCGACGGGAACTTTTTATAAAGCCTTCCAGAAGGACTCTGGTTGGTATCAGGTGCATATGAGTGCGTTTGATGCGCCAGCGTTCACGGGTGAGAAGGTGTCCGAGGCGGCGCAGAAGGCTCTGATTACTCAAGAATGGGTGCAGGACGCGAAGCAACAGTGGGGTGAGGAGTCTGCTGCGTACAAGATTCGCGTCATGGGCGAGTTTTGTGAGACTACTGGTCGCCAATTCTTCCAATTTTTAGACAAATTAGAGCCGGTTGCGCCTAAGAAGCGTGGCTTTGTGCGGGGAATGCCTGTCCCTGGGGGGCGTATCGAGTTCTATGAGGACTCTAGAGGCGGAATGCGCTTGTGGGAGACGCCCAAGGCCGGCGAACGCTACATTATTTTTGCTGATGTTGCCGGATCGGTGAGTTTTGACGAGTATGAGCGTCGAGAATCCCGAATTGGCACTGGTGCCGGCTCGGATTACAGCGTCGCGCAAGTGTTGCGGCGTGATAATGGTCACCAGGTCGCTGAGATTCGTTATCGCGCTGATGTTGACGAGTTCGCAGACGACTTGGCGCGCCTTGGCCGCTTGTATAACGATGCGATCATCGCTATCGAACGGAACGGGCCGGGAACGGCTGTCCTTACTCAGCTGAAGAACACGATGGGGTATCCGCATATCTGGCGACCCCATAATCCGATTGGTGTGAAGGCGAAGTACGAGCAGACGCTTGGTTGGAACACGACGAGTGCGACTCGACCATTGATGCTGGCGGCTTTGCAAGCTGCGATTCGTGACGAGCCTGAGCGTTTGAAGAGTGATCTTCTTCGTGATGAGATTCGCACGTTTGTTTTTAGGGATCGGAATGGTAAGGAGCCGCGCCCCGAGGCGGACGAGGGTTGTCACGACGACTTGGTGATGGCTATGGGTGGTGCGCAAGCGGTGTGGCAGCAAGAGTGTACGACTCCTATTCGGCTTGCTGAGCGTAAGAAGCCTGAGCCGCAGCCGAATCTTCAGAAGCGTGCGCCACGATTTGTAGTTGGTCGCGGCTGATCACAAGTTGCGGCTTGTGTTTTTTGCTCTGATTACAAGGTGCGACTTGTTGGATGCGGCTAGGAGAATCCGCGAGTGAGCGGGATGGGTTGGTATCTCCTAGCCGCTCGCGAACCGTAGCATGTATTATTCTCGCATGAGCGAGTATAAGCCTAGCTCTGGAATGCAATCAGCAGCGCGCCGAGGACTAGACCTTGTTAAGGGTGGGCGTGCCGGCGGAGGCTTCGAGCCTGCTACGGCTACTCGCGCGCGGAAGATCGCCAGTGGCGCACCATTGTCGCGTGATCATGTTATGCGGATGCACTCATTCTTTTCGCGTCACGCCGTTGATCGCAAGCCTAATTGGGGCGCGAAGGGTAAGGAGACTCCAGGGTATGTGGCGTGGCAGGCGTGGGGTGGGGATGCTGGTGCGGCGTGGGCTGCTCGGCAGGCTGCGAGCATTAAGCGTGTGGAGTCTGGTAAGTAGGGTATGATTCTCGTATGAGTGCAAAGTACGAGAAGCTTGTGAAGTCGTTGAGCGCGAAGGGTTCGCGTGATCCGAGGGCGCTGGCTGCGTATATTGGGCGGCGGAAGCTTGGTAAGGAAGAGTTTCAGCGTCGCGCTGCTGCTGGTCGTAAGAAGTCCGCAGAGTAAGGTATAGTTTTCGCATGCCTGCTTTTGAGTCTGACCCTAGAGACAATAGTCGCCCGTTTGTACACACAAACGTAACTGGTGACGTTACAAAACAGAGTGCTATGAGTTCGATTGCCGAACAGGGCGTCAGCGGCGGGATGGGTGCGCTTGTTAAGACTCTTGCTAAAAAGGCAAAGGATAGGCGGTCAGCGATTAAGTATGCGCGCACTGGTGAGGCGGCGAAGAAGCGTGGCGAAATGGGATATAACCCGTCTGGCACGCAGGGCGCAAAGGGCACCGAGGCGAAGTATATGAATCCTCGCGTGGCTAAGCGAACTAAGTAATGGACGCGCTTGACAAGCTCAAGAAGAAGAACGCTCCCCAAGTCAGCGTTGCCCTTATGCGCATGAAGCCCATGTCGCGCAAAGAAGCAGTAACAGACTCCATGTCGTATCGCGACGACGAAGGCAACATGGAAGAAAACAAGGAAATGTCGGAAGACAAAGAAGAGTATGGTTCCGAGTCTTGCCCCAAGTGCGCCGAGTATCAGATGCTAATCGGAGAAGCCATCACCATGTACATGCGAAACAAGGATAAGGAGGAAGCGCCAGACTCCGAGATGGAGTAGGTGCTACAATAATCGCATGGCAGTAGATCCGAGCATGATGGGCGCACCTCCAATGATGCCGCCCGTACCAATGAGCGCACCCCCCGCACCCGGCGGCCCGATCCCTCCCGCAGTCGCGGCCCTTCCCGGCATGAGCCAGCTCGCGCAGGCGCAGACGATGCAGATGATGGATCAGCAGCGTCAGATGGCGATGATGCAGGAAGAGATGCAGAAGCAGATGATGATGCTTATCTCTAGCCTGCCGACGCCGAATCCGGCTGGTGAGGCTGCTGTCTCGACTCCGATGAGTCCGATGATGAGTGGCGTTGGCGCTCCGCTTGGTGGCGCTTCGGCTCCGATGGGCGGCTCGATGATGGGGGGCGCACCGGACATGGGTGCGCCTGGTGCCTACTAACAATTTTCAGCAGACTGATCCGGCGATCTTGTCGCCGTATACGCATGCTCATATTGTGACTCCGAGCAATACGGAGGATCTTGATGAGGTTACTCGCGGGTTGTACGCAAGTAAGGGTGCGTCTTCGCATTGTGACGTAAGCGTGATCCTAATAGGTGATACTGATCCGGTTACGCTTGTGTTGGCGCGTGGCGAAATTGTTCCGATGCGAGTAAAGCGCGTACGTGTAACAAATACTGACGCGACAAACATCGTTGCCCTTTACTGATAGACTAGACACATGCCGTTTACCACGCCTGCGACAGTCTCGCCAGGAGACAAGTATAACGCTTCTGCGCATAACATTATTGTTGGCGACCTTACTGATCTTGACACGCGCCTAACAGCCGCAGCCGCGTACACCGTTCCCGCCGGCTCTCTCACTTCTTACGTTGGAGCTGCTGCTCCTTCTGGGTGGCTATTGTGTGACGGTAGTCAGGTTTCTCAGTCAACGTATAGTGCGCTTTATGCGATCATTGGGGCTAACAAGTTTGGCACTGATACGGGTGGAAACTTTTTTCTTCCCGATCTTCGCGGCCGGGTTCCTGTTGGGCTTGGTACGAATGCTGATGTTGATGTTATTGGTGATAATGATGGAGCAGCGTTGGCTAATCGTTCGCCTAAGCATCAGCACACTGTTTACGATCCGGGTCATTCGCATACTGTTACTGGCTTGACTTCAAATACTCAGTCGCCTCCCGATGGTGCTGTAACTTTGACTGGTTTTGGAGGTAGTTCGTTTTATGCTAACGCTCATACGGTCACAACAAATGCAACTGGCGTTAAGGTTAACCCCCAGAACACGGCTACTTCTACTAGCCCGGTTGACGCTCCTTCCTTCTTGACCCTCAACTTCATCATCAAAACTTAAATGCCATATACCCGACCCTACTCTGGTGGTTTCCAAGACTTTCCGAATACGGGAACGCCAATCAATGCGCTTGCGCTGAACACAATTGACCTTGGCGTAAAAACAGTTAGCGACACCGTAGACGCTCTTGGTTCGTGGACAGCGTACGTCCCGGCTCTGACTAATACGACTGCGCCTATTACGGTAGCTCGCTACTCAAAGACTGGCAAGACAGTCCACTTTTATGTCCAGTTGACGCTAACTGGTGCGCAGGTAACTGGGCTTGTTGGGATTGCGCTTCCTCCGTTTGCGATGCTTAGCACTAGCTCTGGCACGTTTGAAGTAAAACTGATTGACGCGGGAGTTGTATACGCTGGCGTTGGAGTTGCCGGAACGACGGCTAGGGTTGATTGTTACGCTCTTAACGCCGCTGGTACATACGCCGTAGTTACAGCAACAAGCAGTACCGTCCCGGTTACGTGGGCAACTACAGACCAGATCATTGTAAGCGGAACATACGAGTCCGCATAATGATCGAGTCTACCGACCAGAAGAAACTCCTAGACCGATTCCAAAAGTGCTGGGGCTACTCTGACCAGAAGCACCGCGCCAATCGAGAGTTCTACAAGAAGTGCGACGATGGTTACAACGCAATCATCAAGCCATCCAACTCTGAGTGGCAGAGTGACCTGCACCCGCCGTACGCGCTTCAGATCATTGACGTTATCGAGTCGAACATTGTTGATGATGAGCCTGACGTTCGCGTCATCCCCGCACAACCCGACTACTCCGAAGGCGCTGACCTTCTCACGAACATTCTGAAGCAGCAGCGTTACAAGGATAACTTTGCTGAGAAGTACGCACTCTTCGTCAAGCAGTCCCTCATTCGGGGCATTAGCATTGCGAAGATTCCGTGGCTAGAAGAGTGGCGGAAAGTCCCCACTCCGAACTACAAGCCTGATCCGCTCGGGATGCGCGAGCCGTACCAGACCGTTCCGTACCGGCAGCAGCCAGGCTTCGTCAACGTAGACGCTAATCATTTCCTCTGGGACGCAAACGCTACCAGTCTTGACGATGCCGAGTACGTCTTCTTCCGTACGTACGAGTCGAAGCGCAGCCTAGAAGCCGCCGGCGTCTACGACAACCTAGAGAAGATCGTCGAGCTAACAACGACAACTACTGAAGATAAAGAGCGGCGCAATCGTGTCGAAGTTGTTGAGTGGTGGTGGCGCGACGGCAACATGATGCGCCTTACCGTTGTTGCGAACCGGAACACGATCATTCGTGATTGTGCCTCTCCCTTCTGGCACGGCCAGTTCCCCTTTGTCGTCGCGAACATCATGCCGACACCATTCGCGTTCCGCGGCAAGAGCATCGTTGAGATCATCAGTGACCTTCAGATCGCCCTCTGGGAGCTACAGAATCAGCGCATTGACAACTCAAAGTTCATGGCGAACGCGGCTATGTTTGTTGATCCGAACACTGAGCAGCAGGACATTCGCCTCTACCCTGGCGCTGTCATTCCGCTTCGTCCTGATCAGGTGCAGGCGTGGGTGCCGAACATCTCGATTCTTCAGCCGAGCGTGCAGGCCGAGGAGATGCTGAAGGGTGATCTTCAGAACATCACGGGCGCGGTTGGCTACTTGAGTGGCGCGTCTAATACTCAGATTGATCAGACGACAGCAACAGGCATTTCGGTCATTAGTAATATGGCTGCTAAGCGCATCATTCGGATGAAGCAGCAGATCATGTATGCGATGCGACGCTGCGGCGAGCAGCAGGTCGCGTTGAATCAGCAGCTCCTTCCCGGCCCTATTGCTGTCAGGATTGATCGTGATTCTGATGCTGAGTGGAAAGTCGTTACGCCTACTGATATTCAAGGCCAGTACGATTTCCGCGTCGAGGATGCGAATGAGAGCCTTATGCGGCAGGAGCGTCGCGCTGAGGCTCTCGCGTTTGCGAATTGGTTTGGACAGAATTATGCTCTCCTTACCCAGAGTGGCGTCACTCCTAATATGCGTCGAGTCGCTGAGGATGTTATTCAAGCGTTTGACGAAGATCCGAAAGAGTATCTTGGAGATGCCGAACAGGTGCAGAACCCGCCTTTGGTCGGAGGGCCGGGTCAGTCACAGCCGGAACCGACAACCCCAATGGGCGTAGCGCCTGGAATGCCGAGCATTCCGCCGGAAATCCTTGCTGCGCTCGGGGCCGGTTCCGGCCTAAACAATCAGTAATTCTGACCATCCGACTGGAGGACTAGATGAGTACGAACGATACGACCGAAATCGTTGACGAGATTGATCCGATTGCAAACGCGATCATGCATGGCGGCTCTGGGCATGATGCGCCGGAAAGCGGTGCGGATTTTGCACCGGAAAGCGGTGCAGACGTTGAGGAGGCTCCCGAAGAGCTGATCCTTGGCAAGTTCAAGAGTCCCGATGATGTTCTTGAGGCGTATAAGAATCTTGAGGCGTACAACACGCAGCAGAATCAGCGCCTGTCCGAGCTAGAGGCTCTGTTGTCTGCGGATGATGAGGAAGAGTACGAGGCTCCGCGTCCGTGGGGTGTTCAGTTTAATGGCGAGCCGGATAATGAGGAGCAGCTTGTTGGTTGGGCTGAGCGTGATCCGGGTCAGGCTGCGCAGTGGGCGATTGCGAATGCTGATCGCGTTCCGAAGGAAACTGTTGATGGTCTTTGGGAGCATTGGTTTGAGCGTAAGCCGACTGAGGCGATGGCGTGGTATACGCAGCAGCAGACGCAGCATGTTACGCAGCAGTACGAGCAGGAACTCGCTTCGTTGCGTGAGCAGGTCGCTCCGTTGCGTGACGCGCAGACTCAGAACATGTTCGAGGGCGCGCTCGGGTCGCTAGAGGCTCAGATCCCTGATCTTGCCGAGTATTCGGAGAAGATCCAGGCGTACGTTGATAATATTCCTGTCGATCAGCTTCATCTTGCGTTCTTCCCGAATGGGATGGATACGCCGGAGAAGGTGCAGGAAGGCGTTCGTAGTTTGTATGCGATTGTGCGGATGCGTGAGCAGCCGATGCAGGCGCAGCAGCAGGTTCAGCAGCAGATGCAGCAGAATGCGTTTACGCAGTCGCGGCAGGGCATTGTTGATACTAATGCAACCGATTATGATGCTAAGATCAATGACGCTATCTTGAACGCTTGATAGTGACCGACCAACCCGTGGCCCAACCCGACCGTTGGACAACCGCAAATCATCTCACACCTACTAGTCAGAAAGGCTAGGACAACCAAATGCCTACCCTCCTCTCTGGGGTCGTTGACGACGCGGATATTCTGTCCAATCAGCGCGTTGTTGACATGTCCCCCACCATTGCCGAGCTTGAGCCTGATGAGGCTCCGCTCACGACCATGCTTCAGAAGGTCAGCAAGCGCGCTGCCTACTCGCAGAAGGTCGAGTGGCTTTCGGATGAACTGGTGCCGCGTCTGACGACGCTTGCTGCATCGGCTACTTCGTCTGCTACTTCTCTGTCCGTTCCCGCGACTACGGGCGCTTCGTCCGGTACGTACTTCCGTGCCGGCGACGTTATCCGCATCGCTTCGACGGGCGAGAACTGCTACGTCACTGGCGTGTCGGCTGACACGCTGTACGTCACGCGCGGTATCGGCGGAACGGCTGTTACGGCTGTTTCTGCTGCTAGCGGCGTTGACGTTATCAAGGTTGGCAACGCGGCTGCTGAAGGTGCCACTCTCGGTACCCTCATCCAGACGAAGAAGGTCGCTAACTTCAACTACGCGCAGATTCAGCGTGACCCGTGGGGCTTCACGAACACGCTGGTCGCGTCGAAGCTGTACGGCGGCCCGGAGCCTGCTAACGAGGCTAAGAAGAAGCTGATTGAGCATAAGCGTCAGCTTGAGAACACCCTGTTCTGGGGTGTGCGTGACCTCAACACCAGCGGCTCTGCGCCGATTGGTTATTGTGGTGGCGTGTTCCAGTACGCGACGACTAACCTCACGGCTAGCGTTGGCACCCTGACGGAGAGCGTGTTCGAGTCGTTCCTCCGCAAGGCGTTCCGTTACGGCTCGCAGAACAAGGTGTTCTTCTGCTCGCCGCTCGTCGCGTCGGCTCTGTCCTCGTTCCCGCAGGGCAAGCTCGCTCCCCCGGCTCCTGGTATTACCGAGTACGGCGTTTCGCTGTCCTCGTACCAGAGCGCGTCGGGTGCGAAGGTTCAGATCATGGTGAAGCGTGACTGGTACGATTTCCAGAACACGAGCAACCAGTACGGTGGTATCGGCGTCATGCTCGACATGGACGATATTACGATGCGTCCGCTGCGCGACACGGTGCTGAAGCCGGATCGTCAGGCCAACGATGAGGACTCCATTAAGCAGGAGTACCTGACCGAGTGGTCGTTCGAGATGGGCAACGAGAAGAAGCACGCTATCATCTCTGGCATCACCGGCTACTAAGCCAACAAGCGGGGGAGAGTCGCCATTGTGCGGCTCTCCCCCAGTTCTTCCTACTCCAACGACCAGGAGACAATCAATGCGATTTGTCAGCAAGCACGGGAACTTTACTTTTATTGCTCGCCCGGATACGGTTCAGATGATCCTCGGGCCGGGTGGCGCGATGATGCCGCACACGGTTCAGAGTGCGATTATCTGCGACTTTACTCATGGCATGGTTCGCCCGGACGAAGCGGTGATGGCTGCTGAGAAGTGGATGGGCATGGGCGCTCGTAGCGATGGTACGCCTATCGCGTTTGGCGCTATTCCTAGTGGTCAGAGTGGCGTTGTGAATGGTGTTGCGCACGATTCGTGGCAGCCAATGTTGACGTTCAGCGTGTTTGATACGGAGTCGATTCCGAATCTTGAGGATCGCGAGTGCGCCGAGAAGCGCCTTGTTGAGGATTCTGGTAATGGTCTTCACTACATCCAGGTTGGTCATCGTCCGCTTAGTCCGCCGTGGCCGACGTACGAGCAGATGAAGGGCATTAAGGGTAACTCGACGGCGCAGATGGTTTGTCGCATGATTGAGGATGGTGGTTATGATCCTGAGTATGTGGTTGCGTACGAGCTTCAGCGTGAGCGTCCTCGTTATGAGATTACGAAGGCGATTGAAGAGTTGAAGTTGCGGCTTGCTGGTGAGGCGATTGAGGATGCTTCGCTGAGTCGCGAGATCCCCGCGTAGTCGTGCATCACAACATTGCCGCGTATAAGGCGGCCGTGCGTCGCCATGTAACGGTCGTGATGCCTTGGCATGGGCAAGACGAGGCGTTGTTGCGCGAGGCTCTTAGATCGCTCCCTAGGGGCGTTAGAATCATCATCGCTCAGAATGCGGGGAAGCATGAGATGGCTAGTGCTTTTAACGCTGCGTTGGCTAGCGTAAAGACTCGATACGTGTTCATCATGGGCGCTGATGATGTCGTTGACGAGGATACGTTGTGGCGCTTGTGGGAAGCAGCCATTGATCATGATGGTGCGTATCCGTGGATGCTTGGCTTTGGCGAGCGCCGGTTCCGCTTTCCCGCCGAGCCGTGGTCAAAGCTTCGTATCCAAGACGCGAACGTGTGTGGCGTGATGCTGATCAAGACAAGCGTGGCGCTTGCCGTTGGCGGGTATCGAGACAAGGTTATTGAGGATTGGGACTTCTCGTATCGTCTTGCTAGTGCGGGGTATCGCCTTGCTCCCGCTCCGCTTGCTCGTTACGGGTATCGTCAGCGCGTCAAGGGATTGAATCAGCAGACACTTCGCGGCGCGCTTGATCTTGGCTTGTCTATCAGGGATCTTGCTCCGTATGAGGAGCGCGACGCGGTTAGTGGCGTGTTCTATCAGTGGAAGTACGATGGGACGGCGTATGTGCGGTGTGATCTTGCGTCGCGCACTGCTGGTGGCGTGGTGCGTTCAACGTGGGATGCGACGGATAAGCATGAAGCGCCGGCGTGGGTGTATCAGTATCCGAATAGTGATGCGCAAGTGTATTGGGATCTTGGCGCTCGACTAGAGAAGAAGCGCGTTATTGATGTGGATGATAATTACTTGTCGCCCGACTTGGCGAGCGTTGTTGGTCGGTACAACGATAAGAATGGCGCGGCGTGGGGCGAGCGACAAGAGTCGCATAAGCGCATGGTCGAAGAGGCCGACTATGTTATTTGCGCGACGCCAGCGTTGGGAGAAGTGTACAAACTGGTCAATCCTAATACGATTGTTTGCGAGAATACGTGCGACCCGCTGGATTGGCCCAAGGCAAGCAAGAAGCGTCGCATCGTTGGGTGCGTGTTGAGTGCGAATCATTATGATCACACGCACCTCGTAGAAGATGCGCTACGCAAAGCAAGCGTGTCTGGAGCTGACGTTCAAATTGTTGGCTTAGACCCTGGGTGGGACTTCGCTTATACACACTTTTCGTTTACTCCGAGTGTCGCAGCGTATCGGCGTATCCTTACGCGCTGGAGTATCGGCTTAGCGCCAGTGATTGATAATGATGTCACTCGATGCAAGAGTGATTTGAAGTGGCTTGAGTTCACGATGAGTGGTGCTGCTCTTGTTGCCAGCGGAGTGGAGGCGTACAAGCTTGTGCCAGACGACTCGATTATTCGCGCTGATAGTGCCGATGGGTTTACTGACGCGGTACTTGGCCTTCTTCGTGACGAGTCGGAACGGAAGCGTATGATTCGTCGTAGTATGTTTCATGTGAAACAAAACCGCCTTGTTTGCAATGAGTCGTTGCAGAGGCGTTATACTACAGCACTAGCATGAGTACCGCACAGATCCAATCGTGGCGCACGCCAATTACGGCGCACGCCGAAGAGACTTACGACCTAGAGTCGGGCGAGCCGCAGCGCAGCATTAACTGGCATTTGCATGGCGCTAATCAGTACGATGATGCTGAGCGTCTTGCTAAGGGCATGGCGTGTGGCGTTTGCCTAAGCGTGTTCCCGGCGCGTCCGTGTATTGAGAACATGCGCGACTTCAAGCCGATTGCTCACGAATGGGAGCCGATGCGGACGAAGGATGATGTGATGAAAATGGTCGCTAACGGTCTTTGTCCTACGTGCGCTAGCGAGGTTAATGATCGGATGCATGAGATTATGCATCGTGGCCTTGACCCGCTTCGTCCAAAAGGCATGGACGAGTAGTGGCTACGTTCGCACAGCTAAAGCAGCGCGCGCAGAACCTCGCGCTGAATGATGATGATACTGAGGCTGGTCTGCACGTAAACGATGCGCTTGTAGATATCGTCGTTGGCGCGCAGCTTCGCGTTGGACAGGTTGACGCGCCTCTGGTGATGGGCCAGTCGGTGTACGATATTTCGTCCGATTGGTCGATTTCTGACTTTGGCGCGCTTCAGTATCTTGAGTATCTTGCGCTTGGCTCGACGTACTCGTACATCTTGCAGCCGACAAGTGCGGATGAGATTCTCGCGTTGAATGCGACGAATCCGATTGGCGCTACTCGACAGTACGCTTTTTTGGGTCTTGATCAGATCCGGTTGTGGCCGACGCCGCAGCAGACGGGTGACATTCTGAAGGTCTATTACTCGAAGGCTCCGGCTAGTCTTGTTGCGGATGGGGATATCCCTACGGACATTCCTTCGCAGTGGCATTGGCTGATTACGATTGCGGCTGCGTCTCGGCTTGCTGATGCGGTTGGCGAAGATCAGAATCTCAGCAGCGCGCTGGATACAAAGTTTATTCTCGGAATGGATCGCTTCCAGAAATGGCTTGGTCGTCGCCAGGGTCGCACGGCGCGAACGATTCAGACGGGTTACTTGCGGAATCCGCGTCGCCCGTTCCACGATCCTTCGACGTATTACTCGTTTACTCAGCGGCAGGGCTAGCGCATGGCCGGTACTGTTCAGTACGCAAGCCACGCTAACTTCTTTAGTGGCATTGTTAGTGACGTTCCGCGCCACCTGATTCCCGAGGGCGCTGTCTATGATGCTGAGAACATTGTCATTACGAACTCTGGTTCGCTCGCTCAGCGCGGCCCATCAATTAGCGCGCTAGACAAGCAGACAAGCCTTGCGCCTGTTGAGATTGGTGCGCAGAAAAGCGCCAGTCCTGATGGGCGCAGCCGTCTTTATACGGTTGGGCTTGCTGTTGGTGCTCTCCAGTTTGGGTCTATGGAGTTCTCGTCTGACCCTAAAACGATGTACCAGTACAACAGTACGATCTCTGGTTCAAACGTAGACTCGTACTCTATTTATGGTGATTCGATTGTTTTCCCCATTAACGGGTCTGGCGTTATGGCTTGGTGCGGCGGAGCTGACTTCCAAGAGTCCTTTGAAACGTACGCAGCTAGCGGCGTGTCGATCACTACGTCTGCTGGCAATAATCAGATTATTGTTGGGGCTGCTGCTGTAGCTTCAATCAAGATTGGTGGTTTCGTATTCCTTTCAAATGGTGGGACTGACGAGTATACGGGTCGAGTCATTGCGTCTGGCGGATCAACTATCACTGTTGACCCGGCCCCGATCAATCCGCGCACGGGCGTAGCCGTAACGACGTACACAAGTATCAATTACTATCCCGTCCTCCCGCAGGTTGGAACGCGAAACGATGGACAGTATATTTCTAGTGCTGGTTGCGCCGGCGTGTTTTCTAGTGGTGGTGATTCGCGCATCCTTATGGGCAACGTGTCAATTACTGATGCGACAAGTGGCAACGCGCAGTCTCACCCGAACCGTATTGTTTGGAGCGTTCGCGAAGCTGGAGACACAACTGTTGCGAATTGTGATGGCCTAGTCCAGGCTACGCGCGCTGGTTTCCCGGCGCTTAATTATATTGATGTTCAAGATATTGAGCAGATCGTTGGTCTTGTCCCGATTGGTTCTGGCAACATGTTGGTTCTTGGGACGAAGAATTGTGTGATGCTAAGTGGTTATCTGCTTACGCAGTCGGGTGGCGCTACTAATGCGAGCTTGAGTCGTGGTGGTATTACGGCGAACATTCGAGCGTTCTCTCAGCAGGTTGGTTGTTTGTCGGCTAAGAGCATTCAGCGTACAAGCGCGGGTGTGATGTTTGCGTCTTCTGATGGTGTGTATTTGACTGATGGTTCTGCTCTTGTAAATACGATGACTAAGAAGATTGCTAATTCTTGGGGTAATTTCGCGTCGGCAGCTAACACGTTTACGTTTGACGCTTCGACTTTTGATGGAGAGGCTGTGTTTGGAGCTGGAGGATCGTTTGGGGTTGTGTATGGTTCGGCAAACATTAATGATTCGCATTACTACATTAGTTTGCCTACGGGCGGGTATTTGTGTGATCTTCGTAGCCAGTTTGGTTGGACAAGGGTTACTTCTGGCCAGTTGGAAATTGCTTCGTCTACGAGTGACGCTGATCAGACTACGAATCGTATTTACGCAATTAAGCAGGGAACGTCTACGGCTTCTTCTGGGTTTGATCGAGTGATTCGCATTGATCCTGTTGTGGTTCCGATTGAGGGTTCGACGGATGCGGATGGTCAGCGCATTAATTCTACGATCACTACTCGCGCGTATACTGATGGTGATCCTGCGCAGAAGCGTAGGTATCGGCATACGCTATTGACGTACGATGTTTCTCCTGGGTTGTCTACGTATCCTAATGCGACGACTTATCCTTCTGCTTTCTTGTATCCGGGGGCAAGCAACGGAGCGTTTGTGGTTAACGTGACGAAGGGGCTTGACGCTACTGGCGGCTCGTCTACTATTGGTTCTATTACTCCTACGAGTACGTCTGCTGGCGTTAGCCGGTTTGATCATCAGAGCCTTAGTCAAGCTGTGACGTATACGATTTCTACTGCTGGTTTTCCAACGTCTTTTTCTATGTTTGAGGTTACGAACGGATTTAATCAGTTGCGTCCGGGTCGAGTTGTCTAGTGGCTAAGGATTTTGATTCGCCGGCGATGCCTTCGATAAAGCCGATTGCTGAGCCTCCTGATCCGCGTGTCATTCCGCTTGATCGTCAGGAGGCTTTGACGCATAACCAGGTTGAGCAGATTCGGTTCGGGTTGGGGGATACGGGGCCGTTAGCTCAGGCGATTATGAATGCGAATGTTCCTGCGTTGGCTAAGCAGTTGACGATTGGTGCGGTGTCGTGTTTGTCTACTCGTCGTCCTGCTGATCCGGTGGTGGGTCAGATGATTTGGGAAACGGATACGCAGAGTGTCTTTTTTTGGAATGGCACGTATTGGGCGACTCCTGTTAACGCAACTCCTGTTGCGACGATCCATCCGTATGCGGGAATTAACGTTCCGTCTGGTTGGTTGTTGTGTGGTGGTCAGACGGTTAGTAATGTTACTTATCCGGCATTGTTTTCTGCTGTTACTACTGCTTTTACTGGTGCTACAACTACGAATCTTTCGGCAACTGTTTCTGGTCTTAGCGGTATGAGTTCGGCTGAGCATGTTGGTTGGGGCATTACTGGGAATGGTATTCCTTCTGGTGCGACTATTACTGTTGTTGGTAGTGCGACTTCTGTGACGATTAGTGCTAATGCGACTGTTACGCAGACTGGTACTGCTTCTTTGTGGATTGGGCCTTACCAGTTTACGGGCGCAAATAATACAACCGATTTTCTTATTCCCGATCTTCGTGGTCGGACGTTGTTTGGTAAGGACAATATGGGTGGGACTGCTATGAATCGCATTACTAATACTGGTACGGATAACTCTGGTATTCGTGGTACTTCTCTTGGTACTGCTGGTGGCGACCAGCGTATGCACCAACATACGCATATTCAGAATCCGCACGCTCACGGGCTTCCAAATGTGGTTAATACTTCGGCGGGTGGATCTAACTTTGTTGGTGGGCCTAATTACAATGTTAGCACTTCAACTTCTAACGCTACGGCTACCAACCAAAACGCCGGCACTGGTACGTTCCAGAATATGCCGCCTGCCCTTATTTCTAATTACATCATCAAAACGTGACCCAATAGGTATACTCTAACCGTGCCATCTACCCTCTACTCCGCACAGCGCGTAAACTTCAAACCGTCCGCGCCACAGAATAGTGCAATGACTGATCCGAAGAAAGTCTTGATCGAGTCGTTGAAGAAGCTTGGTGAGAAGAGTACGCAGAAGATTATGGATCAGTCGCCTGCTGCTGTGATGGGTGCGATTACGAATCCTAAGGATGTTGCTAGTGGGATGAAGGGTAATATTCTTGGTGGTGTTGAGACTCGCGCTCGGATGATGGGTGGGCGTTAGTGGCTCCTGCTATTAAGATTCCTAAGTCGGGGAAGACGGGTACGCCGCCGGGGATGGAGGGCGTGCGTCCGAAGCCGCCTAAGGCGTTGAAGCCTCCGGGCCGGCCAACGCCGCTTAAGCGTCCTGGTGGGGCGAGGGTTCCGTTTGTCGTAACGCTTGACCCTAGTAAGGGATCGACGTTCACGCCATCCGCAAAACTTCCGGACGCTCCCGCCGCGCCTCCCGCTCCGCCTGCCGCTGCCTCCACTCCTCCGCCCCCCGCCGCCCCAACAACGCCATTCAATTACGCGGACGCATTCCTAGCCGACCCGCGCTTCGCAACCGGCATGGCCGGCATCACACAAACACAACTCGGCGTTGGATCCAATTACGGATTCACGCTGAACCGCGACACGACTGAAGGCTCGCCCACTAAGGGCATGGTGTTGTATCGAGTGCCGGGAACCGAACCGGGCAAAGGCAATATCACTGGTCGCGTTGATCCCGTTACTGGCGCGTTTACATACGTTGACCCCTCGGGGGAAGTCTATGACGTTACGAAACTAGAGCTTGACGTTATTCCGATTAAGCGTGGCGAGCGTGGGTATCTTCAGGGCGCGCTTGGTCAGGCCGCGGCTGGTAGTGAGAAGCAGCAGTTTGCGATTGGGGATGCTGCTGCTCGGGCTGGTGCGCGTCGTAGTGGTATGCGCGCGTCTTCTTCTTCGGCCGAAACTCAGGCGCTACAGGATGCGCTTCGTAATCTTAGCGTTAGGTCTGGTGGCGAGTTTGCTGGGACGACTGGTCGTTATGCGGATCTTATCAATACGATTTTTCCTGATCTTGTGAAGAGGGCTGGCGAGTATGCGACGCCGCCTGCTGAAGCGCCGGCTGCTCCCGAAGCGCCTGCGGCTGCGGCTCCGGCTGCGCCAGAGTATGCTGGGTATAACGCTCCCGTTCCTGGCAATCCGACGAGTGGCACGCTTAGTGCGGGGCCGGGCGGCCAGTTTATGACAATGATTGGTAATGTGACGCTTGAGCGGAATACGAATGATAAGGCGATCCGTGAGGGTCTTCGAGCGTTCTTGAATAATCCTGCTTACCAGTTGAGTGCTCAGCAGATTCGATACATTAATTCGCTGATTACTGGTCGGTACAAGGGCAATAAGAAGTATTAGGTTGGTACACTAGACTTATGCCGCAGTTTACTTTTGATCCGAAGAACCCGGGAGCAATGTATGTCAATACTGCTACTTCTGGTTTTTCCGAAAGCGGGCCTCCTCGTAAGCCTGCAACGACGACGACGATGACAACCGCGACGACCGCTGCTCCGGGCAAGACTGCTGCTCAGAAGGCTGCTGAGAAGAGGGCTGTTGATAAGAAAGCCGCCAAGAAGAGGGCTGAGGAGCGTAAGGCTGCTGCTGCTGCGGCGGCGGCTGCCGAGCGGAATCCGCTTACTAGTTCGTTTAAAACTCCGAATGAGCTTCGCGCTGAGGCTGCTCGATTGGCTGCGATGGGGTCGGTTAGCGAAGAGTCGCTTCGTACAGAGTCGGCCGCTCAGCAGCGTGACATTAGTGGCCTTAGTACGGCTTTGACTGGTCGCCTTGCGGGGCTTGGCAATGAGTATGCGGCGACGCTTGGTGGTCTTACGTCACAGTACGGCCAGCTTGCTGGGCAGGCGCAGAGTGCTGGCGAGTCGCAGGCCGCTGCTGCTGGCGCTCCGACGAGTATTGCTCCTGGTGCTTCTCCGACGGTTGCGACGACGATGGCTGCGCTTGGTGCGATTCCGGCTACGTATGCTCCGGCCGCTGCGATGCGTGGTGCGATGCTTGGTGGTGAGGCGCGTGCTGCTTTGACGAAGGCGCTTGCTGATCGAGCGACGAAGATTAGTGGGGATACTGCGAAATACTTGTATCAGTTGCAGCAGGATGAGATGAGTAAGGCTGTGGCTCAGGCTGCGTCTGCTCAGAACGCTGCGCGGCTTGCTCAGAGTGGTGAGGCTGAGTCTTGGAATCAGCAGGTTGATGTTGCTCAGCTTGGTCAGGGGCAGCAGCGTATTGATATCCAGGCGCAGAAGGCTGCTGCTCAGATTCAAAAGGATCTTGATGCTCTCGGTGGTAAGAGTGCGAAAAAGATTCAGTCGGCTAAGGATAAGATCCTTACGACTCCGTTTAAGTGGACGAAGCCGAAAAAGGTTCCGACTGGCGAGTACGAGTTTACGTTTGATGTTGGAGATAAGAAGTATTCGAGTGCGGGCCGTGATGTTGAGGAGGCTAAGGCTAGGCTTGGGGGCGCGATTAACCAGAGCATTGTTTACCCGTATAAGCAGGGCAAGGAAGTCGTTAAGAGTGTCGCTCCGAATAATGAGGATGTGATCAAGCTTGTGTTGCCGATTCTTGTGAACGCTGGGATGAAGCAGAAGAATGCTCGATTGTGGATCTTGAAGAACATTCTCAATGTTACGCCTAGCGTTCCTTCTGCGCCTGCTTATCCTACTACGTAGTGGCGCTTAGGCGCTAGAATACAAGCATGGCGGTAAATCCGAATACGGGTCTTACTTCTGGCCCTCCTAAGCCTGTTGATAAGAAGCCGGCGAAGAAGAAGCCTGTTGCGAAGAAGCCTGTTGCGAAGAGGCCGTCGGTTACGGTTGCCGCTCCGACTCTTCGGCCTGAGTATAATCTTGTTTTTGATCCGACGGGTCAGCAGTCTGAGGCTTTGCAGGGCGAGTTGGATGCTATTCGAGACTTGTATCTTTCGTCTGCTGGGCGGAACATTGAGGACGAGCCTGATAAGCGCGTAGCCTTGGAGCAGGCTGGTTTGTTGAAGCCGACTGTTTCTAAGAAGAAGGTTTCTGGGTTGAGGCGTGGCGCGTCGGACGAGTTTGCGTCTGCGATGGATGCGGTTGATGCGGTTGCGCGTGGTGCGGATAAGTCTGTTGGCGAGCTTGTGAAGCCATTGTTGTTTGGTGGTTTTCTTGGTGGTAAGGGGCTTGTTGAGGGTGTTGAGCGTATTCCGACTGGTCTTGTTCGTGATGAGGGTGAGCGGTCAACTGTTGGTAAGGATATTGGTGATGCTGCTCGGGGTGTTGTTGGTGGTGTTGCTGAGGCTGGTCGGTTTGTTATTCAAGATCCTGTTGCTGCTCCGACGACTGGTAAGGCTCCTAAGCGTCCTAGTGGTGCGCGGCCTACGTTTGGTACGGGTGGGTTGAAGCAGACTCGACCGTTGCAGGACATTGCGTTTGAGGCGCTTGGGAAGACTCCTATCCCTACGGTTCGTCCACCCGTTATTCAAGCAACTGGTTCTGGGCAGCTTGGCGCTGCTGATTTTAAGCAGCAGACGCTTGGCGGGTTGCAGGATGTTGCGAAGGATATGGCTGCTAAACCGAACAAGTACATTGATGCAAGCGCAGCAAATAAGACTCTTATCGTTGGCGCTTCGCCAATACTCGCCACTGCCACGCAGCTCTCACTTGACGGCGTTACCGCGCCCGAGATCCAGTCGGTCTTAGATCAGAACAAGTATGGCGCTTTGTCTCCGAACGAGAGCATGGAGTATCGCGAAAGGGCGCGCGCTGCCGGACACGATGTTACTAATTGGGAATCGTTGACGCCTGGTGAGAAGATTTATAAGGCGTACAATAGTGGTAGCTATGGGCTTGTGACGCTTCGTAATGCGGTTCGCGCTGTGGGTGCTACTGGTAGTGCGCCGGCGGGTATTAAGGCTATTGGTGATGCTGCGTTTGCTGCGTTTCGTGGCGACACGGCTGAGGGCAAGTCGGTTATCAATGGTGTGCTTGAGCCGTTTGAGTATGCGAGTGAGGTAGCCGAGCGTGATGGGCTTGCTGCTGGTCTTGCTGTTGCGTTTAGGGATAATCCTGTTGATTTTCTTTTGATTGCGAATGCGGCGCTTCGTACTACTGGTCGAGTTGCTGGTGTTGTTTCTCGAACTGGCGTGGTGGGTAAGGTTGGTGGTCGCCTTCCGGGTGTGGCGGGTAGGGCGGCGCGTGGCACTGAGGAGTTTGCGCGTACGGGAAAGCCGATTATTGCTGAGAGGAATCGTGGCGAGGTTGTTGAAGAGACTCCGCTTACGCCGGGCGCGTTCAAGATTGAGCCTGGGCGCGGGAGTGTTATTGCGCAGTATAATGAGTGGAAGAATCGCGACACGGAAATGCGCGCTGAGAATGCTGATGAGATTGCTGAGGCTGAAAGCGTTGGTCGAGTAAACGAGGCTGGCGTTCCGTTTAAGATTGATCGCAGGCCGCTTGAGTCTTCTATTATTGTGGGGTATACGGGGCCGAACATCCTTAGTCCTATTGGACTTAAGGTGCGTCAGGTTATTGCTCAGCGTAACAATAGGTTTGGTCGGGCGTATGCGGATCGGCTTCAGGGTAGGCAGGCTTCGTTGTTTACTCGTACGCAGGCGAACATTAGTGATGGCGTGTTTGTTGAGATCAATAAGGTTCTTTCTGAGGCGCTTGGTAGGGCGGCGACTGATGCTGAGCGTCAGCGTGCAGCGTTTGAACTTACGTGGGCTGGCGAGTCGTTTAAGGGTACGCCGATTACTCCGAGTAGTGTTGCTGATTATTTTCGGCAGAACATTCGTGATATGGAGGAGTCGCCAGAGTTTTTGCGTGATCCTAATAGGAAGACTCTTAAGACGCAGATTGATAAGTGGGCTGAGCAGGCGCGCGAGTGGGATCGTATTGAAGCGGCTCAGCTTGATGCTCAGACTGTTAGGCGTATTCGTGCGGTTGCGAGGCCGCTTGGTGATCGGAACGAGCTTCTTGTTGCGGCGGCTCTTGGTGTTCCGACTACGGAGTTGAAGCGTCAGAATTATTTGAGGATGCTAATTATTGATCCTGATTTTGAAGCTGCTGCTCGGGCGCGTAAGGCTGAGCGGAATGTTGGCAAGTCAAGTCCTAAGGCGTTGATTAGGTCGCAGAAGAAGATTGCGCGTATTGCTGCGACTATGCGTGAGAAGGCTAAGCCTGAGGGGTTTGGTGCGAAGAGTCGTCCGAAGAGTCGCGCTCGTTTTGCCGAGTTGCGTAGGGATCTTGTTGACGAGTTGCGTCGTGCTGAGAAGGCTGCGCTTGTTCTTGGTGATGAGGATCTTGCTACGCAGTATCGCGAGTATCGAGCGCAGCTTGTTCTTGCGCGTGTTGGTGCGCCGGAGCGTGCTGCTGTTCTTGCTGATGAGGTTGCGCGTATTGGTCGGTTGGAGGAGCGTGTTGAGGATTTGCCGGTTGAGGCGCGGCCGGCGTATAGTGCGGCTCAGGCTGTTGCTGCTGAGGTGTCTGAGGCGGTGTCTGCTGCTGAGGCTGCTGGCGGGGTGCGTGCTGCTGCGCTTGCTTCTGCTGGGGTGAAAAGGGTTGATTCTCGCGTTGTTGCGCTTGCTGAGCAGGCGCTTGAGAAGGCGCGTAAGGATTATGAACTTGATTTGGGTTCTGAGAGTTTGACGCCTGACCAGGTTGAGGCGTCGCGGGTGGCTGTTGATGTTGCTGAGCGTAGGCTTGTTGCGTTGCGTGAGGCGCAGGAAGCTCAGCTTGTTGCGACTGAGGCGCGCAGCACTGTTCGTGGTGCTGAGCGTCGTAGAGAGTCTGCTGTTCGTGAGGTTCTTCGGATTGTTGAGAGTGGTCGTCCCGTTATTGAGACTGGTAATTTGAAGGCGGCGCTTGACGCTTCGGAGCAGATCGCTGCTGTGCGTGTGCGTAAGTATAAGGATTACGGGTATTACAAACTTGAGCGTGCGCGTGGCGAGGTGCTTGACGAGTTCATTGCGCGCGTCGAGGCTGCGGATAACAATGCGATTCTGCATCTTGTTCAGAGGGGCGCTATTGAGGACATTAGTGCGCCTACTGTTGTGCAGGGCGCTCGGGCGCTTGAAACTGGGCCTGCTGGTCGTGTTCGTAAGGGACGGTTGAAGCCTAGTAAGGGTAGTTTCTTCGCGTTGGGTAATGAGGAAACGTCTAAGATGTGGCAGAACCTTATGTTCGACACGGCAGAGTTTATCGCTGCTGAGGGTTGGCGTAAGAAGATGCAGGAACTGATTGAGCTTACGTCTATTAAGGTTAGTGTGTCGGAGCAGATCCTTCGTAATGCTCAGCGCCAAGCTAGTCAGAGGGTTGCCGACAATCCTGATATTGATTTTGATGCGGAGATGCAGAAGCTTGTTCTTGAAGGCTTGAATGCTGATTCGTTCGAGTTTAGTATTGGCGATTTTCACTTGTTTAATCCGGGTGCGCCTAAGGCTAAGAAGCCTACGGAGAAGACGTTTCGTGGGATGATTAATGAGAATATTGATCCTGGGACTGCGGCTGGTTTGTTGTGGCGTGAGGTGAATGATCGGACGATTGATCCGAATGCTCCGGGTGATTATTATCTTATGCCTCGCAAGGTTTACGAGTCGATTCAAGAGTCGCTTGCGGATGAGGCGTTCAGGTTCCGGCCCGGGTCTGGCAAGCTTAGTGCGCTTAGTGGGTATAACCTTGATCGTGCTACTCGGGCTTGGCGTACGTTGACGTTGAATGTTCTTCCGCGTACGGCGTTTGCGAATATTGCGGGTAGTGCGATCCTAGGTTTGCAGGCTGGTGCTGGGCCGCGTGCGTGGTATTACGCTTGGCGAGCTTTGATGGGTAAGACTGATGCTAATGGTCGAGCGTTGCCTGTTCCGAAGGAGTTGTTGCAGCGTTACTACGATCAGTTTACGCCTGAGGTTGGCGTGTCTGGACGGCTTCGTAATGCTCCTGATGCGGTGCAGGTTGGTGCTGCGTGGGTTGCGTGGTGGATGAATAGCATGCGTCGTTTGAATGGTATGAGTGAGGACTTTGGGCGTCTTGCTGTGTGGTACTCGAAGGCTTATCCTGAGGCGTTGAAGGTTGCTGATGGTGATGGGCAAGTGTTTCTTAGTCGGGCAAAGCGTTTGAATGATGATGCTGTTGATCTTCTTGACGCTATGGCTAATGGTGATCCTGCTTGGACGGCGAAGAATGATGCGTGGCTTCGCCAGTCGTACGACTTCTTGGGGTACTTGCATCGTGGTGGTCAGACTGCTTCTCGTATTCGTATTGTGATTCCGTTCTGGCAGTGGTACGTGCATATGTTGAAGTTGACGTTTGTGACGATGCCGGTGAAGTATCCTGGTCGAGCGTTGCTTCTTCAGCAGCTTGGTGATATTGGTGAGGAGTATCAGCGGACGCATGGAGTGATGATCCCTGGGTATGGTGATCTTATTCCGTTGCATACGTTTGAGATGAGTGTTGATAATCAGCCACAGTTTGTGACGACGGCTGTTGGTTCTAGCAATTGGTATCCGCAGGGTACTCCTGCTGGTCTTATTGGTTCTGGTGGTGATCCTAATATTGCTGGGTATGTTCGTGGTTCTGTGAACCCGGTTATTTCTAATGCGTTTCTTATTGGCCTTAGCTTTGCGATGGGTGAGGGTAAGGAGTATTCGGATTATGATGGGTTGAAGGCTGCGAAGAACGAGTATGGGAATAGTATTGAGCGCGGCTTTAGTGGTGATTTTGCGAATTATGTTGCGAATCGAGTTGGCCAGTCTTTCCCGCTTGCGTCTACGATCATGGGTATGGCTGGTCGTCCTTCTAACTCGACGCTTTGGAATCTTCAGATGAAGCCTCAGCGTGACGATACGCTTCCTCCTCGGCGCGTTGACTTGGTGTCTATCTTTGAGGATCCGTGGGGGCCGAGTGCGCCGATGTATCTTTTGAAGGCGTTTACTGGTATGCAGTTTCAGGATGTTCCTGGTATTGGCCCGTACGAGCAGGCTCGTATTCGTAAGCTTGCTGATTATGAGGCGAGTAATGCTGCTCGCGAAGAGTCGAATATTCAGAAGATCATTGCTCAGATCCAGTCTGGTACGACTCTTAATGATCCTAGGGCTGGCAGGTAGCGAGCTTTCGCACCTTCATGTAGGTGGTACTTACTACCGATAGGCTTGCTTCTTATAGTCTTGATGCTTGTCTTGTAGACTTACAGCAACATCATCAAGCCATCGGTGTAACTACAGATTGGTTTGAGTCCCCCCCCAAACCCCCCCCTACACTAATTGAACATTCCAAACTTGTCAATCCAAGAGGACGAGGCGCTTCGCTCTAACTTGCAGATCATGCAGAAGCAGACTCGTTTCAAGGTGCCGAACATTAGTGTGCCTGTTGAGATTGACTTGCCTGAGGTGGAGGCTCCGACGGGTAGCGTTGCGCGTAGCACTGTCACGGGTGCGAACATGGTGAATGCGAACATTCCTATTCCGCCAACGTCGCGGATCGGTAAGAGCGTTGTGCGCGCAGCGTTGCAGATGCAAGGCATCCCGTACTCTTGGGGTGGTGGTGGTGCTGGTGGCGCGTCGAAAGGAATCGAGCAGGGCGCGAACACGGTTGGCTTTGACTGTAGTGGCTTGGTGCAGTACGCGCTTGGCAAGTTTGGCGTGAAGACTCCGCGCGTAACGTACGAGCAGTTCCGAGCTGGCAAGCCTGTCCCGACTAAGGCGATGCGTCCAGGCGATTTGGTGTTCTTTAATCCGTCTAGTCGAGGGCCGGGGCATGTTGGGATCTTCATTGGTGGTGGCAAGTTTATTCACGCGCCACAGACGGGTGACGTTGTGAAGGTGAGCGACTTGTCGAGTCGGTCTGATCTTGTGGGAGTGCGGAGATACGGATGAGCGAAGATTCGGTTCAGGTTATTCTGCTTAGGCTTCAGCACATGGAACGAATGTTGGAGCAGATTCATGCTGAGGTGAAGCGGACGAATGGTCGCGTCACTAGCTTGGAGATGGAGAATGCGAAGTACAGTGGGGAGCAGCGTGCGAGGCGTATGCAGACTGTGGTGGTTACAACTGTCGTTAGCGGCTCGCTTCTGGCTGCGGTGGTTTGGTTTGTCCAAGCAGCAATCTAAGCAGGACTTCTAGTGCGCGCGTGGTATCCTTGTCGCGTAAGCAACAAGGAGGCACCATGCGTACCCTTACTCTGACAACGCCGCTGACTCGCGGCTCTGATGTTGATCGCGCCCAGCGTATCCTTTCTGTTCGCGGCTACTTCGTTGGCAAGGTTGATGGCGTGTTTGGCGAGATTACTGGTCGAGCTTGCACTGACGCGAAGTACGCGCTTGGCTATGCGGCTAAGAATATTAAGCCGTCGTATGGTAGTGATCTTGAAGCATTCTTGACGGGGAAGAAGCCGACGCCGGCGATGCGTATTCGCGCGAACCAGCGCAAGAAGAAGACAAGCATTGGCGAGGCCGCGTTGAAGGTTGCGCGCGAGTACGTCGGCGTGAAGGAGAATCCTGCGGGATCAAACCGCGTCGTCTTCTCTGAGTGGTATGGAGTTACTGGGCCGTGGTGCGCAATGTTCGTGACGTACTGCATGGTGAAGGCGGGTAGTAAGACGTTCGAGCGTGCGCGTCGCTACGCTTATTGTCCGTACATCCTGTCGGACGCTAAGCAGAATCGCGGCATGAGTGTCGTGTCTGCTGATGATGCTGAGTCGGGCGACGTTGTTCTCTACTCTTGGAGGCAGAACGGAGTAGCTGATCACGTTGGCCTTGTCGTCACCCCTCCGAATGGTGGCGTTTCGTTTGTCGCGATAGAAGGCAACACTGCTATTGGTGCTGATAGTGATAATGGAGAAGTGATGGTACGGCAGCGCCAGGTACGTGATGTGATCGCGTTCGTCCGATGCGTCAAGTAACTTCCACCAGACTCTAAGAGGAGGCATTATGCGAGTAGCCCGAATCACAGAAACACTCAACGCCAACGACACGTATCGCATCTGGCCCATCAGCGACACGCACCTCGGGGCGGCTGACGTAGACGAGGATCTTCTCCGCGAACACGTAGAGATGATTCGTCAAGACAAGAACGCGCGCGTCATCTTCCTTGGCGACGTAGGCGACCTGATTGATTGGCGAGACAAACGATTCCAAGCAGGCATGTGGCCCGAGCGGTACGCCGAAGCGATGCACGCCGAAGGAGGCATCCCATCCGAAACGGTCGCTCACGCGCTCGAGATTTTCAAGCCGATCAGTAAGCAGATTTGGTGTTGGCTCAGCGGCAACCACGAGTTCACGATTCGTAATCGGTTTGATCGAGAGATCGGCAGCGAGATCGCCGGCGCGCTAGGCGTCGAGTACCTAGGGTATGGTGGCTTCCTTCGCGTACAGTGGAAGAACAAGACAAGCAAAGCACTAGGCGGCGAACACGTAACCGTCTTTGATTTGCATCACGGCTGGCAGGGTGGCCGCACTAGCGGCGCGAAGATCAACCAGCTTGAGAAGCACCTTGGCGAGTCTGATGCGGACATGGTGCTACGCGGCCATAGCCATGATCGAGTCGCACAAGTCTTCCCTAGCCTTCGCATCATGCCGAGCCAAGTGCGTGATTGGGAACGAGTCGTCGCTCACTGTGGCACGTACAAGCTTGGTCGTATCGACACGAAGCGCAACGAAGAAGCACACGATACGTGGGAAGCACGCAAGGGCTTTCGTCGCAAGACACAAGCCGTCGTCGGCCCCCCGATTATTGAGATGACGTTCAAGCGGCACGAACGCCCGTCGGAGAAGAAGAACAATATGTCTTCGCGCGCTGGTGTGCAGTATCGTGTAATCCTATGATGAGTGAGGGGGTGAATAATGAATCTGAATCCGAAGCTGAAAGCGAGCGCGGCGGCTGCTGCGGTGACCCTGGTGATTGTGTTTGTGCTGGGCGAGCTGGGTGTGGATGTTCCGGCGGATGTTGCGACTGCGGTGACTCTCATTCTGAGTGTTGTTGCGGGGTATGTGAAGAGTGCTGATGACTGGTCTGCACGCTGACCTGTTGGCGAGCATGGCTCGCGACGTTCGATGGGCGCTGGATGCGCTCCGCGCGGGGGAACCCGAAACTGCGGAGCGCATCCTGTCTCGCTCGTTTGAAACGTATGTCCTTGTTCGCGAGGGCGAATATGATCGACTTGCGGAACGCGCAAAGAGAGTGTAGAGTTCGCCTAATCAATCGGCTTGGAGGCCATGATGAGTAGAGAAGTAATCGTTCATAGCGATAGCATTGATGATGACATTCGTCTTGCTAACGCGCTTGCACAGTCCGGGTTCTACAAGGACATCAAGGACGCAGCGGCCGGCGTGGTCAAGCTTCGTATCGCTCGCGAGTTCGGACTCGGCCTGAAGGGAATTAGCGATGTTCATATTGTTGAGGGCAAGCCGACGCTCGCATACCAAGCTATCCTTGGCATGGTCAGGCGTTACGTTGGCCCGTTCGGATCGGATCGCTACTCGTTCAAGTATCTCCGCAGGGATGAGGAGTGCGTTGAGATTGAGTGGACGATTAACGGCGAGGCCATTGGCACTAGCAAGTGCGACACTGATGATGCGAAGCGCATGGGCCTTGCTGGTCGAGGTACGTGGCAGAAGTATCCGCGTCAGATGCGCACCGCTCGCGCCGTAACCGAAGGTGTGAATGCTTTCATGCCGGAGGTAATCGGTGGTAGCATCTACACCCCGGAGGAGTTGGGCGACGACTCCGGTTTCAATGGCGGGGAGGGTGGTGCATCCTCCTCTAAGGTGGCCTCCTCAGGCACCATCCTCCCCTCCTCCACTCTCACTCTGAAGCCTGCCGAAACGGAGGACGCGGTTGTTGAGGCGATGGTCGTTGAGGCAATCAAGACGATGGACGCTGCGGAGGAAACAGTAGACGGCGAAGTGATCGACCCGACTCCCGGCTGGGTCGATGCGGCCAAAGCATTCTTCGCATCCTTGTCTAAGGAGGAAAAGGTTGAGGCTGGCAAGCTGTTGAGGATTCACGGCTACTTGCCCGATGGGAAACTAACGCAGGCTCAAGTGTACGAGTCGCTGGCAGAAACGCTTGGCGTTCGCTGCGTCGAGCTAGACATTGTGATCAAGGAGTTGGCAGCATGACAAGCATCCCCGGCGGACAAGTATCCGCCAGCAAGTTCAGCACCGCATTCGGCAGAGCCGGGTGCGGCATGAAGTTCTACTACCGCTACATCGAAGGCATCAAAGGCGCAGTCAACGCAAGCCTCTTGACTGGCATTGCCTTCGACGAAGCGACCAGGCAGTACCACGACAACCTCATCGCCGGCACCCTCATCGAAGATCCCGAGGTTGTCTTTACTGAGGCGTGGAACAATCCGCCGGAGACAAACAAGGATGGAGAAGTCATCGAGTACGACTTGTCTGATCAGCCGGATGATCTTATCGGCAGCGCACTGCACGCTCTCGCTGTGTACGAGCAGACAACGAAGGACACGATCAAGCCGATTGCTACGCAGGTGTACGTGGAGCAGAGCTTTGAGGAGACTGACGCTAAGCTCATTGGCTACATCGACTTGATCGAGGCTGCTGATAATGGGATCTGCGTGTCGGATATCAAGACGAGTATCTCTCCGCGTAAGAAGTGGACGGAGGCTGACGCTGCGCGCGACGCACAGCTCGGCATCTATAGTCTCCTTGCTGATGGTGATGTGACGACGGTTGGTTGGCGGCACGCGCGTATCGGTGGGAAGGTTGAGGTTGGTGCGACTCACGTTGCTGCGCCGAAGAAGGAAGTGGTGTTGGCGCGAGTCACGGGTTGGATGAACACGCTGGAGGCGTGGTGTCAGACGGGGAACTTTCCGCCGACTGGTCTTGACCGTGATGCGTGGGTTTGTTCGGAGAAGTATTGTGATTATTATCATCGCTGCGAGTTTGGCAGCAAGTCTCAGAGCGTTATCCCTATCACGATTGGAGGCAGAAAGTAATGACTCCTCGTAAGTTTGATCGTGAGGTAGCAAAGCGCCTTCGCGCAGATGGCCTGACTTACCAGGCTATTGCTGTTGAGCTTGGGGTTTCTGCTCCTTCCGTTCGGACTGGCATTGATCCGGCGGCAAGGGCTAAGCATCGCGAGTGGGTGCTGGCAAATCCCCCCCATCGTGGGATCTGCCCAGCGTGCGGAGGGAGTGCGCGTAATCGCTACCGACCGGGGGCGCAGTGTGACTCTTGCTACAAGAAGGAAATGGCGGGTCGTCACGTACGAGAATCGACCCTGCTCTGTAACGGTTGTGGCACTTGGAAAACGGATGACGAGTTTAGCCCAACGTCAAACGAGAAGGCGCGCAGGATGCGCCACCGGCAATGCAAGAGTTGCGAAAGCGCACGTAGGAGAAACTCTCGCGCAATAAAGTGCGAGGCGAATACACAAGGAGCGTTGGTATGAGCGCGTGTCATGTAAACATCATTGGCCGATTGACGGCTGACCCCGAAGCGAAAGTCCCCGCAAGCGGAGCGTCGTACACTCGGCTCCGCCTAGCGTGGAACGCACGCAAGGACGAACCAGGCTACATCGACGCCACCCTGTTCGGCAAGAGTGGCGAGATCGCAGCGAAGTACCTGACAAAGGGCAGCCAGCTCTCGATCATGGGCGCTCGCCTAGAGTGGCGACAGTACGAGAAGGAAGGCGAGGCGACAAAGCGCACCGCTTACTCTCTCGTCGGCGGGGATTTGATCCTGCTTGGTAGCAAGAATGATGCTGAGCAGGCGAGTCCGAAGGTGTCCACCGATGATGACATTCCGTTCTGATGTGGCCGCGCATACTACTCGTCCTTCTTGTCATCGTCTGCTTTGTGCTGGCGATGCTCAGTCCCGAAGTGGGCTGGTCGAAGGCGAAGCTCCCGCCGCACTACGAGCAGTGGCTCAAGACTTGCCGAGTGGAACAGCCAAGTGGCAAGCCCGGCAAGTGGGCAAGTATCAAGTGGAAGCACGACGGTTCGGGCATCACGTACCCGGGTGGGTGCGGCTTCACGATTCCGAACTGGCGGGATCACAAGCCGAAGGGCGCACCCGAGCGCATGTCGGACGCAACGCCGGCGCAACAGTTGTGGGCGTGCGAGAACATCTACACGTTCTACTTAAGACTGAGCGGCAGTCACAGGTACGCATCGACAGTTTGGGACGCGAACCACAGCATCCTGGGATGGTACGGCTTCACGGAGGAGACATGGTAAAAGTCATTCTCGTTGGTCACGGATACTTTGGTTCTCTCTATCGAGAGCGCATCCTCAAGCACAAGCAACTCAAGCTTGTTGGCGTTGTTGATAAGGATCTTGGTCGCCTAGTCGAGTTTCGTGGCACGAACCTTGGCGAGTCGTACGAGATGTGTGCTGACAGTATTGACCATGACGCAGTAGTCGTATGCACACCACCGCAGCATCACGCAAGCATCAGCATCAGCGCACTAGAACGAGGGAAGAATGTTCTCTGCATGAAGCCGGGAGCTATGACTGAGGCCGAGGCCGAAGCTGTGACGAAGGCAGTGAACGTAGGCAATGGTCGTTTCTTTGTGGATTACACGATGCTGAACGCTCCCGAAATAGACTTCGTTACTGGGCTGATTGGAATGGTTGGCCTCTTAGGTAGCTTCTCGTCGGCTCGGCACGTAGTTACTGGGCCAAAGCCAGAAGGTATCGTGCGGGATCTTCTCTGCCATGACGTAGCCATGCTGGAACACTTGGGCCTTGCGAGTAATTATCTGAACGTGACATGCGTGATGACGAGTGGCGTGAGTGCGACGGCGATCATCACTCGTCCGAACGGCAAACGTCTCGCATACATGAACGCTAGTTACAACGCTACGTATCCTCGAAAGGACACGCGCTTCAAAGCTGAGGAGATGCGTAGCGTAACGAACCCTGGCCTTACCGTTACGTGGGATCAGAACCAGAAGTCAGTCAGCGTCGCGTCACAGGGTAAGAGCATTGATGTTCAGTTCCGACACGATCCTGATCTGATCACGCGCTCGTTGGATACGTTCGCTGATCCGTGGTACTCGCTACTGGTCGAGGGGCAAACGTATCGTCGCATCATGCGTATCCTTCACGCAATGCAGCACTCTGCTGACAATGATGGTATTGTCGTCAGCGTTCCATCGTGAAGGTGTGGTGCAGCAAGTGTGCTGATTACACGCTATTGAATGCTCGTAAGGTTTGCTTGTTCTGTGACTCTAAGATCACAGAGAAGAACATCATCAAAGCACGGAAGGAGTCGAGATGAGTGAGTGGCAGAAGATTGAGAACCAGCTTGCCAACGGGGTCGAGGATTTGTATGAGGAGTGCCTTGTCTTGTGGGAAGATAAGATGAATCGTGAGAAGGATGGTGCGTGGTCAAGGTTTGTTGCTGAGTGTAAGGCTCGGTACGAGGCGGGTCGTAAGGAGCATGAGGCTACGTCGTCTACGTGGGAAGCGTGGAGTGACGAAGAGTTTGCTGAGAATATTCGCGAGGAGTTGATGGATTTTGTGATCTATTCTGCTGCTCGTACCAATCGTATGCTCACTCGTCATGCGCGTAGGTAGCACGTTCACTGGCGTTGGCGGCGCAGACATGGGCTTCGAGGCTGCTGGCATGACGGTTGCGTGGCAGTGCGAACTGGATGCGTGGAAGCGCAGCGTTCTTGCGGCGCACTATCCGAGCATCCCTATCTATGATGACATTACGACATTGTTTGATCCCGAACCAGTAGACCTTATGGTCGGCGGGTTCCCATGCCAAGACTTGTCCATTGCAGGCAAACGAAAAGGATTTACTGGTGAACGATCAGTCCTCGCTTTTGAGTTCCTCCGACTTGCAGAAACTCTCAAACCACGATGGCTCGTACTTGAGAATGTTCCAGGCCTCCTCTCTTCCAACAAGGGACTTGACTTCCAACGACTCTTGCGAGAAGTGGCCGCTTGTGGGTACGGCGTGGGGTACCGCTGCTTGGACGCCAGATATTTCGGAGTACCGCAGCGGCGCCGGCGAATCTTCGTTGTCGCCCGTCGAGTTGAAACTGGTGTCGATCCTAGAGCCGCTAGTGGATTCGCGTTACAATCTCTCTGCGAAAGCGGCAGCGGGGATACTACGCCGTGCGTCCCGCCGTGGCAGGACACTGCCCGAACCGTTGGGGGCGGCGCTGAAGAGGGTCGCATCGTCGGAGCTCTAAGCGCGCGAGGTTACACGCAGTACACGGATCAAGAGTTTGTCCGTGGCGGCCAGCTCGTAACCGGGGACGACATGATTGCGTATCGTAAGAGTGCGCGCGTAAATGCTGATCCAGATTCGCCTGAGACTTGGGTTGATGATGGTCGGGCGAACACGCTGAACAAGTTCGATGTTGGTGATGTGCGCACTACGCACGCTGTGGTCGGTTCAGTGGTACGAAGACTTTCCCCAACGGAATGCGAGGCACTGATGGGATGGCCGCGCAACTGGACGGCACCCGAAGGCGTCAAGGCGCCCGACTCTCGACGCTACGCAGCATGCGGCGACGGCATCGTTGCTAACGTGGCGTACTGGATTGGACAACGCATCATGCAGATCGACAAGGAGACACAGTGAGTAAGCATTATCTTGGACTAGACGTAAGCCCCCTTCGTATCGGATGGGCAGTAGTCGAAGGCAACGGTGATGATGCTGAGATCACTGATCACGGAGTCATCATCTTCGACAGCAAGGCGTGGGTCACGCCGGGGATGCGCAGCGACAGGCTTGAGGACTTGGCGGATAAGCACGCCAGCATTGACATGGTTGGCCTGGAGGCTGTGTTTGTTGGGCCGAACAAGCTTGGTTCTATTCGTGCTGCGATGGCGCTCGGTCAGGTTGAGAGCATTGTGGATTACTTGTGGCCGGAGGTGGATCAGAAGATCCTTGTCGCTACGCAGTGGCGAGCGGCGTGTGGCATTGCTCAGGGTGGTAAGGCCGGCGTGATGGATTGGTCTGTGAGTGCGTGTCGTGCTTATGGTGTGCATCCTCCTGAGAATCAGGATGCTGCTGATGCTACGGCGATTGCGTGGGCAACGATGGTGCGGGACGATGGATGAGCATTGGTTAGACAGAGCTATCGAGGATAAGCTTGGTGAGGTTATTGATAGGTACCGGGCGCAGGGCAAGGCGGTCAATAACGTTGGTGCGCTCAGAACTAGGGTTGCTGCTGACATTCAAGGGTTGCGTGGCACTGCTGCTTGGGTGTCGCTGAAGCAGAAGTATGATCCTGCTCCGCAGGTTAGGGTTGGTCAGTGTACTGCGTGCAGCAAGCCTTTCCAGCGCGACTCTGTTAGTGCTTGGCTTGAGGATAAGAAGGGTTGGGAGTTCTGCTCGAAGGAGTGTATGGAGGATGAGAAGCATCATCCGATTAGTTGGGCAGAGTTCAAGGGGCGGGTGCGTGAGAAGGGTAGTGTGAGTACGCATCGGTTGGAGATTGTGGATGGCGAGCTGGTTCCTGGTGGGCAGATTACGATTACGTGGGATGAAATCAAAAACGTGGGAAAGCCTATCCCCGATTTGCCTACGACGGGGGCCGCCGCTGTTGCTGTTGTTGATGATGAGATTGAGTGGGATTAGAATGGATGACGACTCGTACGAGATGAACCTCATGATGCTAACTGCGAACCTGCACTTCGAGCATTACTACGGCAACGAGGCAGAGGCGCAATGGGTTCGCAAGTTGTGGCGTTCCGTTGGGCGCAAAGCTGGCATCAAGGTTAGAACGTACGATGTGAAGCAGCTCGGGTTTGTCCAAGTTGAGCGGCTAACGGTGCTTCCGCAAGACGTTCAGATAGAGAAGATGGCTTTTGCGTATGCGCGTGACAAGATGCGCGGCGCATAATCGTGTAGCATTTGTTGCAAAGGGAGATGTGATGAGAGACTTGATTCCGTACGTGATCCTTGCTTTACTAGTCTTGTTCCTCACAACTAAGGCAGGAAGAACATGACTAACTGGTTGGAACAGGCATCCGTGTCGTTAGACAAAGCGATGCATGAGTATCGCCACAACACTTACTTGCATCAAGTAACGGGCAATGAAGAGAAGCGCGTTAGGTATGCGTGTCGCGTCGCATACGAAGAGGGACTGCGCAATGCAAAACGAATGAGCGAGGAGAAGGGCGCATGAATACACTAATGGAAACCCGCACACTGCACTCGTCCGCGTTGTATCGCACGATGTGGCGCAGCGTGATGCACGCGCTCGGCGATGCTGCTGCTGCTGACCAGGTGATGCAGAGCGTGATGGATACGCATCCGCATCTTGCTGAGGTGTGGGATGCGAATACGTGTCGCGCTTGCAAGGCGATCCTGTCGCAGCTGGATAAGGCTGAGGCTTCGCCGTACTGCGAGTGCTGTCGGATGGATGCTGATCCGCCGGAGTATTACGAGCGGAACGTGAAGATGTATGGGGGCGAGTGATGGTCAAGGGCAGGGTTGGTAGGGCGAAGGCTGCTGCTGCTATGCAGCGTAGGCTGGATCGAGGCGCGGCGAAGGCTGCGCGTAAGGCGTTGCGTAAGCAGGCGGCTTGACGCGCACACGATTGTGTGTGTAGGATGGGCAAACCCTAGACCTGAGGAGGTCGAAGTAATGGACAAAGTAGGAACGCTTTTTATCTGGTTGGGCGGGAATCTTTCTGATGGGTTTACCGCCGTTGGCCCGTATCAGAGCTTTGATGATGTCTGCGAGGCGCATGATTGTGACGAGGGCTGGCTCATGGTACTTGAGCCGCCGGTGCGTTCTGAGGAGGTGGCGGCATGAGTGACTACGAACATGGATGGACGGTAGTCGAGTGCTACCCGAACGAGAAGGGAGCGGACGCTATCTTCCGCGTGTATGGAGTTTGGCGCACGGAAGAGGAGGCGTTGGACTACCTTGCGGAGTGCCGCGATGATGACGGCGCAGCTGACGGCGATGCGTGGACTACGGTTCGCATTCGGGTGGCTTCGTGATGAGTAAGATGGGCGAGAAGTTTACAGAGCAGCAAGCCGCAGAGCACATGAACAAGGTATGGGTTACTCACTGGGATAATAGGTTTGATCCGCCGCTTCCATACATAAGAGAAAAAGGGGACAACAGCATGGGCAAGTCGGGCGAAAAGTTTACGGAGGATCAGGCCAAAGAGTACGAGGATCGAGGGGCGAACCGATCCGAAGAGCTGGCCGACCTGCTCACCATCGGCGAGATGACGGACATTATTGCCGCGCTTTCGTACGCTTGCAACAGTGTGCATTTTCGCACCAATGGAATGTTCGCGATCCGTAGTGTGATGTGGGAAGCGCGAGCCATTGCCGAGCGTAATGAGTACGCTGGCGACCACGACTACCCGGAGGCAGCATCGTGAGTAAGATCCTTAGAGCAGACGATATCGTCTGGTACAACTGCGCCGACGGATCGTGGGGCGGATGCGAGTCCGACGATCTTGTGATTGTGCGCCTAGCGGACATGACCGAAGATGAACGCGCGCTACTTGACGAGGCCGACGAGTATCATCGGAGTCCGCGCGAGGCTATCGTCGGGGCGTACGAGCGGATGGAATCGTACAAGCGTCATCACCCGGAGGAGGCGGCATGAGCCGTTACCAGGACGACATCATCGGTCTAGTCAATCGGTGCGACTGGATCTCGCCACCGAATGAGAAGCTCCCCGGCCTGTGCGACCACGTACGCGGCCTGCTAAACGTTGCCGATTCGCAGACGTACATGTTGTGGGATCGCGAACGCGCAGCCCTGATTAGTTGTGCTGAGGAACTGATCGGCATGATGGAACGCGGACTAGAGGAGGACGCGGTGGCTGAGGCTGAAGCGTACGCGCGAGAGGCAGCATCGTGATCCTTCGCGCCGATATCGTCGTGCCGAAAGCCGACGCATACATCGTCGCAGCTCGACGCATCCCGACTAGTTGGAGTATCTGCAACGGGCCGAACCTGTCCGAGTTTGTCCGCGCCTATCCAGGGTGGGGCTACTACGTAACGGGTGGCGTCGAGTCGTCGTGGCGTGGCGGTGTGCGGTTGCTGCACGAAGCGGAGGCTACTGGCTGGTAGTG